ACAATCGTGATTCAAGCGATCAGGAATATGTGATGGCATAGATTGAATAGTGTGATTTCGGGATATTTCGTAAAAGTCACAGAAAAATCTTTATAAATCATAGAACAAAAAAAGACCGAATACGATTTTATTATATTTAAATCAATCACATACGGTCTAGCTTGGCGACGGTGTGGCGAGAAAAATTTCCTCGTTATACCTTTAATGGATCAGATTTAGACTTTAGCTGTTTGAAAATGAGCCCAATATTGCTTGGGAGAGCCGGTACTTCCTTGCCATTATTATTTTCATAATCATTTATCATTTTTGTCAGATCAGCATCTGAATAATGTTGTGCAAATTCTTTTAAATCCTTTAAAAACTCCTCTACCCTCATATGATTAGATATCCTTTCGTGTTTCAGTATAATAGCAAAAAGATAGCTATCCCTGAATTCAGGTATGGGAAGAGGTTCAACATCCATATACTCTTTATAATTAAGATTAGTTCTAAATCGCTGTGCAAACTGTATTTTACAATAATCCCTCAAAATTGAAGAAAAAGGTTTACTGTCAATACTTTTGACATATAGCTTATAATTTTCAATTAGATTATAAAAATGAACAAAAAAAGGATTCAGATCTTCTTCGGAAATGTATTTTAAATTTAGAGAAATATAGTTCGACATACTCTCACTGCCGATATACTCCTCAACGAAAAACAATCTTTCCTTTTCGTTTAAAGCGAATGAATATGACTCACCCAAGTTATCACGAGTGAAGTCAATGTAATCTTCCATTCTGATAGCTTTGTTGCCCGCAGGCCGTTTTATTATGGAGTACTCTTCTGGAATCTCTTTTAACGCGTGGCTACAAGAAAATGCTCGACGTTTATCTTGACTCTCAAAATCATATTCTATGAAAATCTCACGCCTTGTCGGACTGACACTAAATAGCTCTAAATACTCGCTAATTAATTCCTCATTTTCAATTCTACTATATAGCCTCATAACTTCAACATGGATTCGCCTTTTATTCCACCAATCAACTAATGTAAACGTCACCATGTTAGAAAGAAGAAACTTTACTAGCTCATGAAATTTAAGTTTTTCCTCGTCATAGAAATATGTAATATAAAGTATATCAATGATATTTTGCGCATACAGCGAGGCGTTAATTTTCTCTTTATCTGATAAGACACCATAACCGTAATGGCATATCAAACTACTGAAGAAACTGAATGAGTTTTTATAAATACAAAAATCATGAATGTAATCGTATATACCATTCAGTTCTTGATGAGTCGTATTCTGGCTGTAAATACGGAGCTCTTCAAGTCTTTTATTACGCCACAAAACTATATCATTACCAGGCAACTCTCGATTTAAAAGTACAGCTGGAGTTAATTTACACACATCATCAATTGATCGACACCCTATCAACCTTCCTCCACTATCCTTATGATATTTATCATAAAGCTCTGTAGAGGAGGCAATCACATGTCCAATGTTATCAAAATAACTAAATGGTTTACCATTATTACCCGTATTTGGCTGAGACCAAGATGGATAGATTGAATTAATCACTCCATCTCTGTGAAGTATTACTACTCTTATTGTCTTTAGAGCTTCTTTGACATTCAAGTAACAAATCAACTCCCCATTACAAGATTCTGATAGATTAATGTTATTAAATAACTCATCTATAACATTCATTATATTTGAGGGATCAATTGATTTTGGAAATAAAGTTTTCCAAAGATAGCCTGACTTGTAGTAATTTTCTGGAAACTTAGTCATCTTTGCGGCTTTAGTAGTCATCATAGCCGCTGGAATTTTTAGAAGGAGCACTTCGTTTTGTAATTCTCGCGCATAAAACCAATCATCGTGCACAACAGTATTATAATTATAGAGATGAGCCACATTAGGGTATTCAGCCTTTAATTTTTCCCAACCAATTACCGTGTGCAACCCTCCCGACAATACTTTTTTACCAACTCTACCCTCTGGTGTATCAACAGGCTTAGTTACAATATCCCCATAGATAATGTGTTCAAGGGATGACTGATTTAATACAAGCTCTCTACCTTCACCAATGACATACTTTTTCAAAAACACGGAGTAAGTCCTTTTAGTTTTATAAAAAACTCATTTATTTAAGAGACTATCGCATCGGTCAGGTAAAATCTAAAGATGCAACAACCTTGCCCATTACTTCAACCTCGTTGACATTACAGGAAAAGTTAAAACTTTTATTTTGTAGATTTAGCTTACTCCCCGGAAATAGGGCAACCTCATAAACATCATACTTGTTATCAATGCCAATCAACCAGCGCCCGTTACTAATGCTTGTTGTTCCTACATCAACTATCCATGAGGCTGAAGAGCTATTAACCAGTATAGGAAAGTGAGGTTTTTTAGGTAAAAATGATAAATCGGTAAGCCATTCCCCCGTTTCTTCTAAATTCCCATCCTGAAGCTGCTTTCTTACTATTGAATCTAATTTTTTAGAACCATCAATCTCACTGCATGTTATGCCTTTCCCAGTCGCCAACCATTTCAATGATACACCCGTAGCCAAGGCACATGAAACCACTACATCCCCGGGGAAATAATTTCGCCTGATCCATGTACTTACTGTGCCAGATGAAATGTCGAGCAACTCGCAAAGCTGCTTTTGCAACGTAAATCCATACGCATCAAGTATGCGTCGGAGGACGGGCTTACCGCCATTAGCCATAACTTCTTCGTAAATGGCCCTAGCGCTAACATTTGAAATCTCACGCTCGAAGTTTGCTTTTGCAAGCTTACCTGTTACTAACCAATTAACGTCTGCACCTGTATCAAGAGAGCACTGCACAATGACATTGCCCGGAACCTGACCGCGCGCTAACCAACTAGCAACGTTACTCTTAGCGATTTCAAGCCTATCGCTAAGTTCTTTCTGCATTGTGAAGCCATAGGCTGAGAGGATTCGCTCTAAAACGTCACCCGCAACCGCATTTTCAAGACGCATTACATTCACCAATAAACGCTAATTTATGTTTACAGTTAAACAAATGCGATCTAAAGTGTTCGCACACCATATGCAACACCATAGAACACGTTTAACTAACGGGAGATACTGCGTTATGCATACTGAAAATGCAAACAGCAAGAACGCATTTGACTTAGTGCAATCTCAAGATTTTATTGCCAATGTAGCTGCCATTTTAATGCCCGCCATAAGCGAGGCGGTAAATGATGCCGTGAACAAAGCTGTGACTTTGGCAACGTCTCCAACCATGTCCAAGCAAGACTTCGCATCTGCTAACCGCATCAGCCTGTCTGTGCTGGAAAAATGGATCGCTAACGGCGTTGTGCTGCTTGCCCCTACTCCATCCTTCACCTACACACAGAACCGCACCAACCGTAAGACCGGTGAAGTGGTAGAAACCACCATGACCAAACATGGCAATCCGCTTATCAATGTTGCTGCATGGCGTGAAAAGAACCGCCAGCAGGCAATCAAATGCCGCTACATCAAACCATAACTTGATTTTGCAAGTTAAGAAGGATCTGAGCATGTTTGATTTCAAGGTTTCTAACCATACCCATTATGACGATGCATGTCGCAAATTCGCGTTAGCTCACAACATGGAAGATGTCGCTAAGCAGTCCGGCATGCGTGCGCAAACGTTGCGTAACAAGCTGAATCCAGACCAGCCACATCAGCTTACCGTCTTAGAGGTTTTAGCCCTTACCGATGTCACTGAGGATGCAACGTTGGTTGATGGCCTGCTGGCGCAAATCCAGTGCCTCCCCTGTGTGCCGGTAAACGAAGTCGCTGATGAAAAATTTCCCCTTTATGTCATGAAAGCTACTGCAGAGGTGGGCCAATTAGCAGCAGGCGCAACCTCTACAGAACCCATGACAGCCAACTGTAAACGTGGCCTTCTGCAAAACGTTAATAGCGGTATTCGCTGCTTAACACTGGCCGCAATGGCAGTACAGGCGCGTATTCAGGCTAACCCGGCACTGTCCTCAACTGTCGATGCTATCAGCGGCATCGGTGCATCATTTGGCATAAGTTGAGGGGCAATCATGATCTCATTGGCAGCAAGGCTTAAACGCCAAAGCCCATCCATGTCATACGGACACGGCTCGATCATGGGAGAAAACGGTAAACGCTGGAATCCAGTAACGCCGTCAGCTTCAGAAGTCAAAGCACAGGCATTACCCAAGAGGAGCAAATCATGGCTATCGAAGGCGATTCCATGCTGGTCGAACTGACAGCCGGTCAACGCGTTGCCGCGCTGAATCATGTTGCTCTGCTTCGGGCTCAACTGATGGGCAGTAATTGCGAAAAAGATGTAGCCCGTTTTATTGCTGAAATGCGCGATGTTACTGACAGCAATTATCAGGATAACAAACGAGCGTTAAGCGCCATTTTTTTTCTGGCGCACATAGGTAAAGACAGGCATTCAGCCGATTTTACTGATCTCACTACTGATGAAAGAAACGCGTTGATTCGCGCAATGAACCACCTGAAAGCCGTTGTGAGTTTGTTCCCCAAACGAATGACTATTACGAACTAAATGATCCAAAGCAATTAATTGGCGTAAACCCGCCGGGATTCGCTTTGCCTGAAGAAAGGAAAATTACATGCTGAATAAATTATCTGGTACCACTAAGCCTGGTTCCTATATCGAACTCGATATGATGCTGAATGATGCGCGTCGCGAAGAACGCCGCGGTCGTGCTGATCTCATGATATCCCGCCTTAACATCCTGGCCTCGAAAATTCGCCGGGAAGAATTAACCCATGTCGAAGCTGCCGAGCTACTTAATCAGGAAGCGGAAAAAATCCAAGCACAGATTGAGGAGGCGCACTAATGGCTGACTCAATGGACATCGTACAGCAGCGCACTGACGAAATGCTTGCTCGCAACATTGCGTTAATCACTAATCGACCTGTCGGTGTATCTGCATTTTTCTGTGAAGACTGCAACGCTCCTATCCCTGAAAAACGTCGCCGCGCCATTTATGGAGTTACACGCTGCGTTAACTGCCAGGA